ATAACATTGTTAAAGTATTACGCCAGATGGATGAAACTGCACAAAAACAAATGAAAATTGCAGTTGGCGAAATAGCAAACGATGAATTATCTGCAATCAGACAAGCTGCTGGAAATAGACCAAATAAGGTTGCTCGCATAATTGCGGATGGTGGATCTGTAAAAAAATCATCATTACTTGGCGAAATTAGATTTGGTCTTGCAAGTCAAAAATTAAGTGGTGGAGCAACTACTCAATTCAGCTCTAAAGGTGATAAGCCTAAAGTAGGAATTGGTGGTGGAACTGAATTTGGATCTAATAGATTTAAGCAATTTCCCGTTTGGTCTGGAAAATCACCAAGCGGTATTGGCGCAAAAGGTTGGTTTATTTATCCTACAATTCGCAAAATGTTACCTGATGTAATTAATAGATTTGAAAAGGCTGTATTAAAAGTGAGAGGTGAGTGGGAATAATGATGGCTAAACCATTAACGATCGCGCTTGCTGCGGATATTGATAATTTACAAAAAGGCTTAAAAGACGCTGAAAAGACTGTTAATAAATCAGCAGACCAAATAGCAGATTTTGGCAAAAAGGCAGCAATAGCATTTGCCGTAGTTGGAGCAGCAGCAACCGCATTTGCAGTATCAGCGGTTAAGGCAGCAGCTGAGGATGAAAAAAGTCGTAAAAACCTTGAGCAAACTATCCGATCTAATACTCAGGCTACTGAACAACAAATCGCTTCAATTGATAAATACATTACAAAACAATCTATTGCAACTGCAACCACAGATGATGTTTTAAGACCTGCATTCAGCCGATTAATTAGATCAACTCAGGATGTTACAAAAGCCCAAGAATTGCTCAACCTTGCTCAAGAAATTAGCGTTGCCACAGGTAAGCCACTAGAGGCCGTTACAAACGCCTTAGGAAGGGCTTATGACGGTTCAAACACCGCTTTAGGTAAGTTAGGTCTAGGAATTGATGCAGCCACCCTTAAAAGCCAATCTTTCGAGGAAACAACTAAACAATTACAGGCAACTTATCAAGGTTTTATTGCCAATGAAGCAACCAATGCTGAGTTCAAGTTTAAGCAATTAACAATAGCCTTAGATGAAACTAAGGAAGCCATCGGCGCAGCATTACTACCAATTGTTAAAGAGTTGGCAGATTATTTACTTGTAACAGCAGTTCCAAATGTTGAGGCTTTAGCTGCTGGCTTAATTGGCGAGGATTCAGTTACCGCAGGAATAACCGCAGCAACAGAAGGCGCATTCAAATTTGGTGAACAATTAAGATCAACCATTCAATTTGTTATTAGCATTAAAGAGGAATTATTAGTTCTAGGTGCAATTATTGCAACTGTATTCGTTACATCTAAAATCATTGCTTTTGTTGCAGCAGTCCAGACATTAGTAGCAGCGATGGTTGCTTTAAGAAATGCAGCAGCAGCGGCATCTATAGCAACTGCTTTTGCAACTGGAGGAACTTCATTATTGGTAGGTGGCGCAGCAGCAGCTATCGGATTAGGCGCAGTAGGTATTGCAACTGGATCAACTCCTAAATTCTCAGGTGGCGCAGCATCAGGTAAAGGCGCTCCAGGCCAAACAATCAATAACATTAATGTGAATGCAATTGATAGCGAAAGTGCAGCAAGGGCTGTAACTAAGGCAATTAATGAAAGTGCTGCTAGATCTAATCCATACCTTTCACGCGCAGCTGTTAAGAAGTAGCCATGACAGCATGGAATCCTGATTGGAAACTAATTGTCGGTGGAGTCGATTATACTGACATAGCAATTAGCGATGTTCAACATCAGGCTGGTCGTGATGATATTTATTCACAGCCAAACCCATCTTATGTTCAAATCAATTTAGTTGCATTAAATAATCAAACTCTACCTTTTGACATAAATGACAGTTTAGATTTACAGGTCAAAGATACATCAGGAACTTATGTAAGTTTATTTGGTGGCGACATTACAGATGTAACTGTTGAGGTCGGTGCTACTGGATCAATAGCCACAGTTATTCAATACAGCATTATCGCTATGGGATCACTTGCAAAAATAGCCAGAGAAATTTGGAATGACAGCATTTCTCAAGATGAGGATGGAAACCAAATATATGAAATCCTTTCTAGCGTATTGCTTGGATCTTGGAATGATGTTCCAGCAGCTACAACTTGGGCAACTTACAATGCAACAGAAACTTGGGCAAATGCAGTAAACATAGGACTTGGAGAAATAGATCAACCTGGTCTTTACACAATGAGTTCTCAATCAAATGTAACCGACACCATTTACAATGTTGTATCTGATATTGCTAATTCTGCCTTTGGTTATATTTATGAAGCTCCAAATGGAGATATTGGTTATGCAGACGCAGACCACAGGCAAACTTATCTTTCAGCCAATGGATTTATCGATCTTGATGCAAGCCATGCTTTAGGCGCTAATCTTTCAACAGTTATGCGTTCAGGTGATGTTAGAAATGACATATACATAAATTATGGCAATAACTATAACTCACAGGTTGATGCAACCGATGCCGCTTCAATTGCCCTATATGGTTACAAAGCTGAAACGATTAACTCAAGGGTTCATGGTGCAACCGATGCTCAAGAAATAGCTGATCGCTATATTTCTCAAAGAGCCTACCCATTACCTAAATTCCAATCAATTACTTTTCCAATAACCAACTCAGAAATTGACAACTCAGATCGGGATAACCTTTTAGGCGTTTTTATGGGTCAGCCATTAAATATCACAAATCTGCCTAGTCAAATCTCTGATGGGCAGTTTGAGGGTTATGTTGAGGGCTGGTCATGGAGCACTAGATTTAATGAACTATTTTTGACCATAAATGTTTCCCCAGTCGAATTCAGCCAAGTTGCGATGAGGTGGAATACTGTTCCGGCTACCGAACAATGGAACACAATAGACGCTACTTTGACATGGGAAAATGCTACAATCGTAGCCTGATATAAGGAGAGAAATGCCTACTACTAGCACCAACTTTGCTTGGACAATTCCAAGCGACACAGATTTAGTTAAAGATGGCGCAGATGCCATTAGAACCCTTGGTAACTCTGTTGATGCAAGTTTCGCAGCTGTAACTTTAAGAGCTGTAACTACTACAACAGACACATTCGTTTTAGCTGATTTAAGAAATAAATTAGTTACTTATGCAAATGCTTCAGCCATAGCCGTGACCATTCCATTAAACAGTTCTGTTGCTTTTCCAATAGGAACAAGCATTAACATCGCTCAGACTGGTGCTGGTCAAGTAACTGTTTCAGGAGCAGTTGGAGTAACTGTTAGATCAACAGGCGCGACTGCAACCACACCAAAAACAAGAGTAATCTATTCCGCCATTACTTGCATAAAGATTGCAACCGATGAGTGGTTATGTGTTGGTGATATTGCTTAATGTTAAAATTTGGTGTAACTGACTCATCTAAATCTAAAGTGCCTACCCAGGCAATTGCCCTTTCTATATTTGGTGGGGCTGGCCCTTATGCTATGGCTTACCCTTGGTCAGCTGGATTTGGAACTAAGTATTCAGATCCATCAAGTGCGCTTGCAGGAACTGCCACAAATGTTAAATTTAATACAGCAAAAAGTCGTGTTGCATTTAGTCATCAAACCTCACCTTATTTAACAGCTTATGAATTTAGTTTTGCAACCGGATTTGGAACTAAATTTTCTAATCCTGGAACATTACCACCTGCTATTGCTATGGATATTGCATTTTCTCCATCTGATAATGCGGTTGCGGTTGCTCACGCTTCAAGTCCAAGAGTTACTGCTTACCCTTGGTCAAACTCAACTGGCTTTGGAACTAAGTATTCTAATCCTGGCACTTTACCCACTGGTGACGGTGATGGAGTAACTTTTAACTTTGCAGGTGATACTATTGCAGTTGCTCATTATACAAGCCCATATATTTCTGTTTATCCTTGGTCAGCAGGGTTTGGAACTAAGTATTCTAATCCAGGAACTTTACCAGCAGGAACTGGTTTATCAATTGCTTTCAGACCATCTGATAATGCAATTGCAATTGGTCATTCTAATTCGCCTTATGTAACTGCTTATCCTTGGACGAATGGAAGTGGTTTTGGAACTAAATATGCTAATCCAGCAAGTTTACCAGGACAAGAAGGAAATGCAGTTTCTTGGGATAATACAGGAAGTAGTTTTATAACTGGAAATGAAGCATCACTTATAGACGCTTATGCTTGGAGTTCTGGTTTCGGAACTAAGTTTTCAAATCCAGCAACAATGCCAACTGGAACTGTAAGAGGTATTGGATTTAGTAGAACAAATGATTCCGTTGCATTTGCTCATGGTGGCTCACCATTTGTAAGTGTTTATCCTTGGTCAAATTCAACCGGATTTGGTGCAAAATATGCTAATCCAACATCACTACCTGGTGGCGAATCTTATCAAGCAAGTTTTAACTAACTAACGAAAGGGAAAAATGCCAACACAAAATAATGCACCACAATTAACTGCTAAAGAAATAAGGCAACTAGAGGTTGATTCATATAAGATCAATATAGCTGTCTATCAGGCATTATTGGAAACACTTGATGGTGATTGGGATAAAGACCTAGTTCATCTTAAAGGTGTTGAAGCGCAAGAAGCCGCTCGCCAATGTCCAATG